ACTGCTGTTGCTGCTGCCATGATGCCTCCTGAAAAGTGATCCCCCCACTACTCGCGCAATGGGGGGAGGTTCATTAGGCCGGGACAGCCAGAGCGTAGGCCGAGGACGACAGTGCAGCACCAACAGTTGCCGCCGCACGCAGCGCCTTCACACCGTACAGGGTGTCAGCGGTGTACAGCGTGGACAGATACTCCTGCTTGTACTGAACCTGCGAACGGATGCCCATCTGCTCAACCAGCACCATCGCGTCACGGTGGCCCATCAGACAGATGCGATCCGTGGTGCTGGTGCCAGCAGCGGTATCTGCATTGCTGGTACTGAACACCGGGATGCCGTAAAGCTGACCGATCTCACCGTTGCGGATCGCATTGCCGTTACCGATAAACGCCTGCTCGGTGTACCGCGCCAGACCCATGAGCGTGTTACGGCTCGACGGCGGGATGATGAAAAACCGATTGTCCATCGGCGTGTCGTTGTCATCCAGACGCTGAATGGTGCGACGGATCGCCGCATCAGTCAGTGCAGCCGCGTTGCTGCTGCTGCTGTTGTACACGGTAGTGCCGTCCGAACCAACAAACGCTTTGGTCGAAGCGGCGCTAGTCGCGTAGTCGTCGGTGCCAACGGTTGCGCCGTTGAACGCACGACCAAGCTGGATCAGATCAGTATCAATCTGACGCGCCAGCGCGTAGCCCGCATCCGACGTGTAGAACGAACGCAGGCTGGAGAGCGCCTGGACTTCCACGATGTCCTCGATGAAGCGCGAGTATTCGTAGTGCTTGTTGATGTTTACAACGACATCGACTTCGGTTGCGGCAATCAGCGTAACAGCGGTGCTGGCAGATTTAACAGAAGCACTGCCACGGGTCGGGGCCGGAATGCGAACGGTGTCGCCTTTCTTGCCCTTGAAAGACATCTTCTTGACCAGCGGAGCCATGATGAGGCTCTTTTTGTATGCGGCGATGATTTCATCCGACCAAATCTCGGGGATGAAGACTGCTGCGGTGGTGACCGTTACTGCGGGAGTTGGAAACGCCATTTGATGCTCCTAGAAGTGGGGTTATTTAACCCGGCCTTCGGCATATGCCTGCATGATCTCAGCGTCTAGCGCCTCGTATCGAGCCGGGTCATTCATCTTGAGACGGATCAGGTCTGCCCTTCGGTAGATACGTTTTGACGATTCCCCACTGCCACCCACATCCACTGCCGCAGCTTTAAGGCTGTTCTGCCGAACCTTTTCATTCGACGTACTTGCCTGCTTTTGCCGAACGGTACGCAGTTCTTTGTAAGTACTGAGCAGTTCATTGGCCGAGTCATAGTCAAACTCACCATCGGCTTTGGCCCACAGCCCCAATCGCACCGGGCTGCTTTTGACCCATGTTGCAAATTCCGGGTCTTGAGCAACTTGAATGTAGTCGGGATGTTCTTGACCAAGTTTCTGTTGAACCTGCATCTTTTTGAACTCCATCGTGGCCTGTTTAGCCGCAATGATGTCTGGATGCCTGTCTACAGTAGCCGAAACTGCCTTGCGGGGATCTTCAAAGAAATCTACTTCGGGCGCATCTTCAACGACCGGCTGATTCTTCCCCAAGTTCTGCTTGATCAGTTCGTCGGCCAGTTTCCTGACCTCGCCCACCTCTTGTGCCTGCTTCCCAATCAGCTTTTCAGCCTCCTGGTGCATTTTCACAATGTCTGAGAGGTTTTTGCCCCGGTATTTCTCCGGAACCTCTACATCGTCGGCGGATTCAACGACTTGTTCAAGCTGCTGTTCTTCTGGAACTTCATCAGAAACAGCGTCAACTTCGGGATCAACGATCATTTTTGCCTTTTCCTGCCCAAACGGGTTCTAGGAGGTTTGTTTACGCTCAAACTCAAGTTTTTGGAGGTGTTTTCGTTCAAATCTTCCGTGTTCAGACGGAAAATCGCCCGACCAACCCTCTAACTTGATCTTTGGAGCAGAAATTACACGCTTTGCTACGCTGCCGCAATCGCACAAGGTTTCTTGCGTCTCATACGCAGTAAACCTTTCCATGCGATGGCCCTCTCTGCAGAGGAATTCATACATTCTGTTCAACTCAAATCCTCAAATGCGTGTTCGCTGGCCTCTTTGAGAGACTTCAGCCAGACAAGAATGGACAATTCGCCCTTTTTGAACTGAAGGTCTGACTCATCTTTGATAACTGCCAAATTATTGAGCGAGTTTATCATGGTGTCAACATCCTCCATGAGTTCGCGCCAGCCGACAGTCGCCATCATGGAGAAGCGTTCTTCGTAATACTTCTGGAGTTCCGGCGTCATTCCCAGGTTCCTGCGACTTTAATGAACGGATTAGACGTTTGCCAGACACCGCTGACTTTGACATAGGGCGTTGCTTGCAGCCAGACGCCACTGACCTTGATCCAGAATGATGTTCTGCCAGAGGCAAGTAGCAGTGACATGGATTATTACCGGAAGTAGCCGAGTACAGCTACCGAGCCACGCGGAGCGCCAGCGGATGTTGCCGTGCCGCCCGTGGGGATACGCAGGATGATGTGCAGGAACTCGCCAGGGTTGATCGGCAGTGGGGCCGAATCGAAGTTCCTCTGGAAGCCCGGCGAGATCACGCCAACAGCGGATGCAGCCGCCAAGCTCTGAGCGCCCAGCGGGATCTTGCGAGCAATTTTCGTCGTGCCGCCTGCGGTGAACGTAGTGGACTCAGTGGTCGCCAGAGTGGACGCAGTAGAGCCGTATCCGATTGCCCACTGGAACAGCAGCGGGCCGCCGGTAAGTGCCGTGGTAACCGACAACTCGCCAATGATCACGCCCGTGCAGACGAACACCTTGCCGGGGATTGCAGCAGTTCCCGCCGGGTTCTGCCATGCGAACAGCGGGTAGTCTGACCCCGCAGGGGTGATGGTTCCTGGCAGCAGAAACAGACCGCCCAGCGTGTTAGTGGCGGGCGCAGTGGATGCTGTGAGCGTAACCGCAGTGGGTTCAGTGCCCAGTGCATAGGTAGTCAACTGACCGCCCGTCGTCGCGCCCTGCTGAACCTGCGGCGAGCCGCCGCGCATGGCTGCAATGTGCTGGTGCGGCAGGTTGGTCTGGTCGTTGACTTGGATGTTGTAAGTAAACACCCGCAGGGACAACGCAGCAGCCGCTGCCGTACCGCCGATTGCATGGCGAATCTGCATTGGCAGAGCCTGTGACGCGAACGGAGCGCCGTTGGCTACTTGCGTGGTCAGTGTGCCGTACAGGACGTTATTGATCCAGAACTGCACCTTATCGGTGTTGATGATTATCTTGAACCCGTAAACTTGGTTGATTACCGTCGTAAACGAGAACGTGCTGGTTGAAACTTCAGTGCCGTTGAAGTTGATTACGCCCTGAAAGCCGCCGGGAAGAATCCTGAAATACACGCCATCTGTCGGCACGTAAGGCGAGCTTCCCGATTGCAGGAACATGCCAAAGTCAATCGTTGTATTGGTCGTCAAGGCAGCAGAAAGAGCCGCCTCAAACACCACAGTTGTTGCGTTCTGGCTACCGCACAACTCGAAAAACTGCTGCGTGCGGAAGAATGTTGCCGTGTTGATGGCCGTGCTGTTGCCGCTGTTGGTGACCAACGCGTTAGACGCCAGCGCCATCGTCATCGTAGTGGACGCGTATGAGTGTTTGCCCGTATTCTGGTTGGTGTAGCAGAACACTTCGTCGTCTAGGGTTGTGTCGTTTACAGTGCGAAGCCGGAAGTCATTTGTGGTCTCCGGACTAAGCAGGGTGGCGGTTCCGGTAATACTCCCCGAATCGTTCTGGGAGAACATCCTGACTGCGCCCACGCCAGCGGGTGTTGCGGCATCGCCCGTAAATACCGGCACGCCGTTAGTCACGGTCGCAATGTTAGTGCCGTCTTTGCCGATCAGCGAAATGCTCATATCATTTCCTTAGTTGAATACCCAGCCAATGTTGTAGACGCCGTGCCCGAATCCGGTTGATACTTTTGCGTAGATGGTAAACCCGACTCCGTTAACCGGAGGCCCGGCCACCACAGACAACTCCTCAACCCAGTGGTTATCCACCGTGTTGGAAGCCGTGGTTGCGGGGAAGATCCACGCCTCGACCAGCGATGAACCTGAGACTGTTGCAGCAGATACAACTACAGACGTATCTGTAGCCATGCTGCCAAAATCAACTGTAGCGGTTCCTTGCGTAGCCATGTCGGCCTCTTATACCGCGCTGTCGCGCAAGTGTCCAACGAACAGATTTGCGGCCTCTTGCACAGTCCCAGGTTCCGCCTGGATCTTCGCGGCCATTACATCGAGTTCGCCAATCGAGAGCGCATTTACTGTCTTGATAACCTGCTGCGCGATAGCGTATGCCTTTTCTTCGGTCAGTTGCTTGAGCGATTCGTTTGCCGGGCCAGTGATGAGTGCGGTGACGTACTCAGCAAGCGAGATCTGCAACAGGTTCTGCCCCCGGTGCTGCGGGCTGCGCCGTGCTGCGTTCTCTTGAATAAGATTGATCTGCGTGAGTGCTGCTGCTTGCTCGTCAGTGAGGCTGACCGTGAATGTGGGCATGTCTGATCCTAGCTGTAGAGTCGAATGTAGTACTGATTGCCGTCAACGATGACGGGCAAGTCTGCTGTGTGCGTTGTGCCGGTTCCGGCGGTGACGGCGATGGGGTCGCCAAATGTTGAGGCGAATGAAATGCTGCCAACCGTAGTAGATGCCCCTGAAACACCGCCAACGGTAAAGTCAATGTTGCCGGGGGTGCCGGAAGTAGTGCAATTACCAGCGCCAAACACTAGACTTCCACCCGTTCCGCCGGACGTATTAGAACTTCCCGCCGTAAAATTTACAGCTCCGGCTTGGCCGCTCGCGCCATAACTATCGCCTGCGGTAAACTGCAAAACGCCGCCGGTTCCAGCAGAATCTGTAAGTCCCGAAGGCGATGCTGCTGCTGTAATACTTCCACCATTAGTCCCCGGGCCAGAGCCGGTTGCCAATCCAGCATTCAAAAAAAGATTGCCACCGTCTCCGCTGACCGTTGCGTTTCCGCCCTCCAGAGTAACGTCGCCCCCTACAGCAGAGCCTCCAAAAGTGTTTTGCCAGCCTTTGATAAGCAAGTTACTACTGGCAGTAGAAATTCTTTTGATTCCCGATGAATCAAATTCAACTCCAGTACTAGAGGCATTTATAACTTGCAACTTGTTCTTAACCGTCAACAAAACGCTTGCCGCATCGTAGACCATGTTCGCAGTCTGCGCCACCTGCCCACTGGCCCCGCCGTACATCAACTGATTGGCAGTAGCACCACTGGTCTGGGTTAGCAGATTGATCGTGCCTACCGTCGTCCCGGTCGCCAGATAGATGTCGCCATCTACCCCGCCAGAAGGCAAGGCCGTGCCCGACGTAATCGTTTTCTGGGCAGGCCCCCAAGACGCATTCGTGCCGTCAGTAGTCAGAAACTCGCCCGCATTGCCCGTCTGATCTGGAAGGCTTGCGCCACCACCGCTATAGCCACCATTGCTGGTGATGACGCGTATCTTCTCGGCTACATCAAACGGCACAACCTCGCCAACATTGATCTCGCGCCCGGTAGACAGGGTGATAACCAGAGAGCCGTCAAAGTCGATCTTGGCGTCCGTGACCGACACGCCGTCTTGACCGTCTACACCGTCCTTGCCATCTTTGCCGTCGCGTCCAGCAACGCCATCAGCCCCATCTCGCCCATCTCGACCCGGTTCACCACGCGGGCCAGGATCACCCTTTTCAGGCTCAATGCGCTCGATGCCCGCAATGCGAGATTCAACCTTGTCTTTCAGGACATTGAAGGCGTCAATGATGATGTCAACGTGGTCTTGGATTTCCGCTTCCCTGCGGTTCTCCATTTCCTCCAGCGTCTGCTCAATCTGCGCTAGAACGTCAGCCTCATCATCCGTTGGGCGCATCTCCTCCAACGAATCCTCGATCTCATCCAAAGGATCGTCGTCAGATGCCTCTTTCTTAAGCACCCAATCCTTGATGCTAGCCATTTTGCGTC